CGATCTCCCATAGCTCCCTTCCCTTGCGGAAGACCAGGCCCGATTTGCGGATCACGACCGCCCTGATCGGGTGGCGAGGCACCGTATTTATCCCGCACCCACTTCCAATAAGCTTGATCGGCGGCCGGGCTGGTCATCTCGTCGAATGCCGCCGTCAAATCGAGCGGCGCCGTCGGCTTACCCTCTCCTTCCGTGTCCTCGCCGCCAAGCCGCTGCGTCAACAGATCGAGCGCGCTAGGCATCACGCAACCTGCCCCGAACCGTTACCCGGCGGCATTCGCGGCGGGGGCGGATCGTAGGCGCCGGCCGCCGCCTTCAGCTCGACCTCGCGCTGTGCCAGAGCAATTTTTGCGGTCATTTCTTGCATCTGAAGCTCGCGCTTGTGCTCGGCCTCCTGCTTTTCGAGGAGCATCTTGTGCATCGTCTGATCACGCTCCATCGCGAGTTCGTGATCGAGCCGCTTTTGCTGCAATTCCGCCTCGAGCTGAGCCCGTTGCATCTGTAATTGCGCATCGACCTGGGCCTGCTGCTGTGCCTGCTGCTGCTGCGCCTGGGCCTTTATTTGTATGGCCGAGACGGTAGCCTGGGCCTTGACCTGGGTCGCCTGCACGACGGCCTGCGCCTGCGCTGCAGCCGGATCGGGCGGTTTCGGCTGCTGCGGACCCATCGTCGCCGGGTCGGGCGGCTTGGTCGGGTCGGCGAAGAAGTTTTCTTCAAAACCAGCGTTCGACGTCATCTTGGAGAGGACGTCATAGACGTTCTTGGCGTAGACCAATGGCCCGCTGACACCGCCCTGCACCTGCACGATGCCCTGCTGCGCCTGCAGTACCTGCGCCAGTTGCGCCGAAATCTGGTCGCGATTGCCGGTGCCGAGGCCGACCGAGACGCTGACCTGCAATTCGTCCTGCCAGGTCTTCGGATCGACCGGGAAGAACCCGCCGGTCAACCGCACCACCCGCTCCTGCTGCTGGTGCCGTCTGACCAGCCCCAGCACACCGCGCATCAAATCTTCGACCCCGGTGGCAAAGATCCGCGCAAACAACTCGACCCGCTGCGCCGCGGCCTGCTGCAAGAGGCTGACGCCGGTCGCCGTCTTGTTCAGATCATCGGGATTGATGCCCTGATTGTGCCGCGCGACACCAGTCCGCACCTCTTGCGTCTGATCGATGTATTCCATCAGCGGGAAGGTCTTGTCGGCAGTAAACGGCACCGACATCGCCTGCAGACCGCCGAGCCGCTTTGTCCTGATCGCCCCACCCGGCCGGTGGGTCATTATGTCGTCGTAAGTATTCTCGTTGACGACATCGTCGCCGATTTCCAGACGCGGCCAGTTGCTCAAATAAGCGTTGTCGAGCATCTGCCGGAACAGCGTCGACTTGATGAGCTGCAAATCCATCGTCAAGTCGGCCAGGCTCAACCCGACCAATTTGTGCGGCATCGGCACCGGGCAAAGACTGACAAACGGCACGCTCTCGACACACTCAATGTCGGGCTCGCCGTCTTTGGTCAGGATTATTGCCCCATTATTGGCGGTGACGATCTTGTAGAGCTCGGTACGGCCGTCATCGTGTATGTCGAGGCGCACATAATTTTCCTCGACCCAGATCTCTTTGGCGGCGTCGTTACGCTCATTGTCGGGAAAATCGGTGCCGTCCAGGCGAAACCGGGCGACGCGCTCCGAATTCATCTCGTCTTTGGTGTATTGCGGCACCTCTTCGAGACAATCCTCGTCGTAACCCTGGTCGACAAGGTCCGAATACGTCCACATCCGGCGATGCGCCAGGAACGGAATCGAGCCACGCTTGGCGCGACGCGAAAACAGCACCTCTTCCGGCGGCACGTTCTCGATTCGGACACGGCGGCGCTGTTTAGTGACCCGCAACGTGCAGTCGTACAACGTGATCGGCTGCGGTGGCGGCGGCAGCATCGGCGGGCCGCTAAACGACGCCATAGTGTCGCCCATCGGCGGCCCGAGCGGTCCTTGTGGAATTCCGGCAGGAGGCCCCGCCCCGGCGCCCGGCAGAGGAGGCGGGACAGGTGACTGTATTGCCTCGGGAGGCACAGCACGGTCCAGGCCCCAACCACCGGGCATCTGATCGTAGTTTTCCACCTCGATCACGTCGACCGCTACAATTTGCTCGTCGGAATCCTCGCCGTCGCCCTCATTCTCACCATAAGGCGACTCGGCAGACCCGGCGCGATCGAGAAGCGCGTCATACTGCTCGCGGGTCAGGCCGGAATACGTCTCGATCTGGCGTATCTGCTGGGTATCCCACCAATATTTGACCCAGCCGAGCTTCTCTAAGAGCCCGTCCTTCATCCAATCGTGAAGGATCATAAACCCGTCATTATCGCGGTAAAAAATGTGCGTCAGGTAGTCGGTCGCGAGCTTGGCGATCGCTTCCTGCTCCGGCCTGGTCGGATTGACGACGCAAATCTTGTCGGATGCGGTGAATATCCTGATCAGCGCCGGCAAAACCCACTCGACGGCCTCGAGAACCGAGCGCATGACAACAGTCGAGCGGCCCTCGACCTCGGTGCCAAGCGGGGCGCCCTCGTAATACTCGAGAGCGCGGCGCCGCTCGTCGCTAAAGGTGCCGCCGTCCTGGCCCAGAGCGTGATCAAGCTCGTGCCTGATCACGGATTTCACCTCGTCTTCGTCGATCTCTTTGTCTTTGTACTTGAGCCCGTCCTGACGGACGGTCTGGGCACCGGAGGAGATCATCAGTTGATGATCTGGACGCCGTTACTCGGCGAGGCCGCCGTAGACCCCATCGCATTCGTCGCCGTCACGACACAGGTGATCGCCTTGCCGATATCTCCGGCGACCGGCGCATAGGTCGGCACACTCGTCCCGACATTCGCCGCCGCACTCTTCCACTGATAGGCGAAAGAACTCGGCGCGTGATCCCAGACGCCGTTCGAGCAGCTCAAGACGTTACTAACCCGGCCCGTGCCGGTAACAACCGGCGCCACAACCATCAGCGGCGCGACAAGCGGCGCGAGCCTAGCCTGCAACGTGTCGATCTTCGCCATCGCAAGCCAGTAGTCGGACATCGGCCCTCTCCCGTCAGCCAAGCCGGCTCGCACTCGGCCCGCGGCTCTGCTCGAGCGTATTCCTGAGCTGCTCGCGCTTTTTAACATCCGCCGGCTGGCCGAGCACCTCGTCATGCACGACCTTGCCATGCACCCGGTCGGCAAGACCCTCGACAATCTCCTCGAGCGCGGCAACGCGCTTCTCAAGATCGTCAAACTTGACCATGTCACTGTTGCTCATCAAAACTCCTAGAGAGAGAATTTAAATCTAGCCTTACCCGTGTCGCGGGCCTTATCCTCGGATGATGCAGGACGCCCTAACCGCCAATGACCGCCTGATGATCGAAATACTGCGGGATTTTGACAGATTGTCGCCAGATAGCCGAGCGATCTTGCTTGCAAGCCTGGAAAAGCATCTCCCTGAACTCGTAAAGGTTCGCGACCAAGCACGCGCGTTAGAAGCAAAAAAACACGAGTTAGAAGCAAAAAAACACGAACTAATACGACAGTTTATCAAAGACGCTATACAAGACCTTATACACGACGTCCGCACTATCCCCGTCCCGCCAGCGCCAGATCCCCCAAAACCACTTCGGCGGCGCGGTCGCCCTAAACGGCAGGAGAACCAAACTACCTGATCACGATGGCAGCCTCTCGCCGCGCTCAAAAAGCTCGCGCCCGTCCATGCTGTGGTGCAGCACGATTACCCCGATCTCGTCGTCGTATTCAGGATGACACCAGCAATCGATGCTCAACTCGTGCTCGCGCAGATCGTCGGGCGGAAAAACGTGCAGAGGCACCGCCAGTTACCCCTCGGGCTGCTTGCCATTGCCGGTTGCCATGTCCTCGACCTCCTCGCAAACAGCGTCGGCCAGCGAGCGGCACTCGTCGTCAGGCGCGTCCCCCATCCGCTCGGCCATAAACTTACCAACGACGGTCAGCCATGACTCACGAGTCATCCGATCGCTCACACAAACCCCATCTTTTCGGGATATTTCAGCTTCACCGGCCGCCCCGCCGGCGTCTCGTAGGCGACGCACATCAGACCAAAAGCGTCTGCACCGTGGCTCGCCCAATCGTGCTCCGGCCCGAGCCCGACGTCCCTGACGTCCTCTGACTTCCGCTCGTGATACCAACCCAACGCATCCCGGCCATCAGCCGTCGTGCTCTCGTTAAACCAGACCGCCGGCAACATGCGGCGCGCCGCTTCTATACGGATACGCGCGGCACCGCGGCCCTGATTAGGAA